CAAGATAAGTGAGGATTTTTTCTTTGTATCTCCTCAAACAATTCTATGGCTCTGTTCTCTAGCCAATGTTCTTTTCCATCTACACTCATTTACTATCCTCTATTTGACTAATTAAATTTTTAATTGACTGCTCAACATCTTTTGTCATTGTATCTTGATAGTCATATATTATTTCTCTTAACTCCTCAACTATTCTTTCTTTTGTCATTAATGCTCCTTATAGCTTACTTGTTTAACTTTACGACTCCAACAAGTACGGCAAGATTTACACTCACCATCTTGTTTGTATGCAGGACATTCCTGTCCAACTGCAGGTTTATCTTTGTGTACACCTGATGTCCACTTCCAAAACTTTGGTGGTGGAC